GTACCCCGAGAAACAGATCTGCTACGCTTTAATGTTTTGACCCTGGTGTTTTGTAAGCCTGCCTGGAACAAAAACTTTCTTCCTAAAGGATATTGATCTAAATCTAATGATAATTTTTCAGTCATATCTACTCTCCAAAAGAAATATTGAGCAAAGGGATCTTCTCTATCCTTTGCAGGAACCTTGTCTGGACATTTAGTGGCTAAGGAATTTATAAATCTATAAGTGTCATGTACTGCATTGTCTGGTGTTGGTACAAATCCTAACTGCCAATCTTCTAATATACCTGAATTCATTGCATTGATCTGGGCTAGCACATCAGGTTGCAGTGATACTTTACACAACTGTAATATTACTGATATTTGATACTCTTCCACGTGCCTTAAAAATTCTCTAAATTTGCCAGAATCATACTCAGTTATGGCACCACTATCTGACGGTACACAAATGGTAAAGTTAGTGTTTCTAGTGTTGTCAGCTACAGTGACAAACATTTGATTTCCCCACAGTATACCATTATTATGGCCTTGAGCCTTTTGTAACCAAAAAGGCCTATTAAATAACTGAGCATCTGAAGAAACTAAAGAACCACTAACAGTAGGAAAATAAATGGAATTTCCTAGTGTTTGGCTTTGTGATGACTTAGGAGGTAAATAAAATTTATGATCTTGATTATTTGCTCCATCTGGAATTGCGTCTCCAACACTACCTCCTCTGGTAAAATAATGTCTTGCATAGCACTGTTCTCTTCTTGCAAAGAAGAAACATGAGTCTCCATATACATCATTTGCCATAGTTAGGAAATCTGGATATTTAGCTATTTCGTCTACTAAATCTAAGCTAACATCTGATCTATTTAGGGATAGGGTTTTAAAATTTATATTCCCAAATCCAATATCCATCATATCGCCATCTTGAATCACAGAATTTTTCAGTTCTATAGGAGGACATTTTCCCTGTTGATCTCCTGCATTTTCACATGGCTCAGCTTTATCCCAATATTCTCCTAAACATGGTGTACATCCAATAATAAACATTTGAACTTGTTTAGGATCGAAGGATGTATTTTGTCTGTCATCTGTGGACCCTGTCTGATAGCTATTGCTATTTTCTGTATCCTTCACTTTATTAAATAATGGGTGACCACATGTACCTACACCTAACGGTTGACCTCTGCTAATTTCTATTCCTTTACAAGCCCAGACCAATCTTTCCTTTTCTGGGTTATATATAGACATATCTGCTAATGCAAATCTATTAGGATCAGGAAATAACATTCTAAAGGCTCTAAATTGATTTCCTGACACTTTGGGAACTTCTATTTTGGAGCCATCAGAATTTGTGACATCAAAATATGGATGTCCTACTGTTAACAGACGATCACTAGTTGCATGATAGAATATGTTAGTTCTTTCCACATATTCATCAGTGCTTAACACCTTAGCTACTGGAGTTGATGGTGGCAGATATACCTTACCACTTGCAGGAAGCCAGAGTGACATCTGAAAAAAATTATAAATAAGCACGCTTGCGTTTTCGTTTCTGTAAACTAGGATGTAAATAAAAATCCCCAGAAGCATCTGCTATATGTATGACAACAGCAGGAATATCAGGCTGTGGATAAATGATTTCAGGAACTTCTCGTGACTCTGGATAAGCCACATTATACCCTTCAATATCCTGAATATATAAACTTGTTTCCCTAGGAGAACTGAATCTAGGTACAGTAACAGATGACGTTGACCTTCTAGGTGTACCAAATACCAATTGAGACCCACTAAAGTCCTGTACTGCATCATCAAGTAATAAATCCTCAGAATTAAATTCTGAAGTCTCTAAAAGGCTAGGTGTTTCATTAATATTAACATCTATAAGTGTGCTTTCAACAGGCCCTTGTACAATTGTAGAGTCCCCAGAATGTTCTCCTAGAAGTTGTAATTCTATAGGCTCCTCAGTGTTAATTGTGCTAAGGTCCTTGTAGAAATGAACCTGTGCACCAACCTGAGTACCACTTCTAGTCCTTAGAGAAGCGCGTCGCCCTAGCCTACTTACCCTAACATAGCCCTGAGGAGTTTCAGAATATGTAGGCCTACCTAATTTTGCTACATCCAGAAACTGTCTGTCAGGTGGTTCTTCAACTTGTTCTATATCCCTTTCAAATATCTGGGTGACATCTTCCTCAAAAACAGGATTATCAAACTGAAATTTTACTAACTTAGATGGTTTGGATAAAAATAAAGGGTCTTCTACAGCTACCTGTTGAGTTAATCTTCGATTGTATAAGGCCCTACGTAGAGCAGAAACAGCTTGCCTACCTCTTTGAATAGGTGTGCTGGTTTGACGAGTAGGAGTGGCCTCTTCTATTTCAAAGCTATACCTGGAAGGTAATGATTGTAGTTCAATTTCTTCTCTTGTACCACCTATAGCCTGACCCCCTGTGTTTTCAAACACCAATATATGATCTGATAATGAAGATTCCCCAGCTATTGGTGTAGACTCAGATATTATTTGAAAAGATGGGTTATGGTATTGTGTTCTAGACACTCTAGTACGTGTAGGAGGACTAGGATCAGCCACCTCTAACACAGCAGATGAACCTCGCCCGCCTGTGACCACAGGAGTATCTATTTCTGGTGCACTAGGAACTGGGACTGGATGCACTTCTGCAATTGTCTCTATTTCACCAGGTAAAAGGTCAACAGCAGAGCTGTCAGTTAAGGTGACTACTGAGGGTGCTGTAGGGTCAATTGGAGTGACTGTATCAATAGGTATTAACTCAGTTGGACCAATAACTTCAGGTATGACCCCGGGGCGTACCACTGTGGGCGCACCACCAACGCGCACCCCAGGGCCTTCTCCAAGAGGTACATATCCTGTTGTGCCACCAGTACCGCGGCCTGTACTTATTCCCAACCCACCAAAAAACACAGCAGCACTTCCATATTGTAAAATTTTATCTGCTATTGTGCTTTGTTCAACTTTATTTATAACATCAGGAGGGCAAGTACCTGCAGCCTTGCAACCCCTGTAAATATCAGTAACAGAAGCACGTTTTGTTCTGCGTGCACGGGCCATAGCAGATTAGCAGATTAGTATATTAGTGTAAAAGCATGCAATTAGTAAAAAGGGTTAGTAATTAAAAATTATCAAAATTCCCATAGGACCAATCAACACCCTGTGGTAATTTCATACTGTCTAGAAATGCTTCCCTTTGTTCTGTTGATGAAAACAGAACAAGCATCCGTGCGCGTCCCACTCTGTTGTTATTATGTTCTGTGATCCATGACCAAGTACTACTAACATATTTATAGCCACCCTTATGCCTTTTGTGCACCCTGTAGCGATAGCATTTAAGCTGATTAGCCTCCCCACGAAACAGAATTACTGGGGGATCTGCAGCCTCTTCCAATAATCGCTCAAGTCTACCAAGATGTTTTGAACCAACTGATTGTACTGATCTTCCCACTTCCGAAGGCAAGAGGCCACGTTCGTTAGAAGACCCTCTTGATCTGGACCTGGACCGTGTTTGGGGCCGCCTTCTACTTCTCCCTCCCCTGGAGGAGGTGTCTCGTTTGGTGGGTTCTCTTCTCCCTCGTGACCCTCCTCCTCGCCCTTTCCCTCGTTTGACTGAGGTTTCTTGCCTCCTCCCTCTGCTGGAGCTTCTTGATCTTGATCTGACACGTTGCCTCGATGTCGCCTGCGTTCCTTCTCCGTCTCCTTCTTGTCCTTCTCTTTTCCTCTGCCGCCGGGCGGTGGCTGTAGGGCTAGATCCGGTTCGTGTGTATCGTTTGTGTGTGGTGGAGACGCTGGAAGAGGGCTGGAGGGATGTGGTGTCGGAGGGCAGAAGGGATACCCTGCTTCCAGATGGCGGCGAAGAGCTAGTGACAGGAGTAAACACAGTATCTTGGTTAACATGCACTTCCCACAGTCCAGTAGTGCTAAATCTGTTAGCATCTGCTTCAAATCTAAGGTAGTAGTGCTTATGTTTTCCCTCTGTATAGTAAGCACCCTCATAGTCCACGGCACCTTCTACCTTTTGCCACTTATCATCTGAGTTTTGATAATATATCCAAGTCCATACAGTATAAATCATAAGATTTTCAGGATTTCCATCAAAAATAACCTCAATGTTTTTTGGTCCCTTTTTAAAACAATTTTCAGGAGGACTTCTAACAGTTTCAAGGCTAGTCTGCACCAAGTTCCACGGTTCATCAGCATACTCAGAAGTTTGTAAACTTTGTAAAAGTATAACCATGCGAATTGCATCCTTGGCTTTAGTCTCTGACGTCGCTAGACTTGGTACAGGTTGATATCCTAGGCGCATAACACCATTCCTCCTTGCATAATTTAAAAGCACCTGCTCTTGTCTTAATAACTGCCAGTGCTCAATTTGTGCTTCCAACGTTTCTACACCTGATTCATAAATGTCCATTAACTTCTCTTGCAGTGCATTGAAACGTGCGCTGAGAGTTTCCATCCTCTCCCTCGTCTTCTTGATCACTGAGATCTAATTGTGTCCAAAGCCTTTCAAAAAAAGATTTCCAGCTTTGGTCAGTTAAAAGAAATTGAGGTTTATTATTACTATCAAATGGAAATTTATTGGGAAATTCAAATGACATGATTCTACTTTGCAAATATCTATATCTATCCTCTTTAGTAATATCTATATTAGATGTTATCATTAAAGGTGGAAATTGTATTTGCAGAGGAGCTTTGTGTTTTATATCTAGACTCACTGGATTTCCATCGATACCATTTCTTAAGAATGTATCAAAATAATTCCAACACTCAAATGTAGCATCGTCTAGCAGTGCTATTTTAGCATCTGACAGTGGTTGCAACCAAAAATGACTTCTAGAATTAGCAAATGATAACACTTTGCCTTTTAACACACGAATTAAAGACATTGTAAACATAGATTTCCCTGAATCAGGAGGACCATGAAATAAAATGCAATTTCTTTTAGGTGTATTCTGCAAAAATGTCTTAAACTTATCTAAAAATACAATAAAATTTAAGTTTTGATATCTGATAAATTTTACAATATGAGACCAATGACCTTCTCCTTCTACTGATAAAAGGCGTGTATGAATCCAACTTGATATTGACATTTCCTTCATTTGCCCACGTTTATAATGTTTAACCATTAAAGCACATTCTCTAACATACTTTGCTTGACTATTACTATCTAAAAATGCTTTTGCATTACTATTTGTATCAGATAGTTTAGCATAGTTGTAAGCTATGTCTGCTTCTTCTATATGATCATTATCAAATGCCCACTGTATCATTTCAGATAAAGAAAATTGCGTGGCCTCCAAAGATTGATGGCTAATCATAGTTTGTGTCACTATCCAATCAGGATATGTTCCAAAAGTATAAATGTTTGGATTCATACTTCCTTTATACCAATATAATGCTGCTAATACACTACGCCACTTAGGTGGTTCAGACAATGTTTGAATTTCATTTACTTGCAAAATAGAAGATAGCAATCTATATACAGTTTCTCTACTTTTACCAGCATTAAAACACAGTAAAAATAATGACATTGGTTGTAACACATGCATCCAAATATATGAACAATGCTTTTGTAATAAATGCTTAGACCCTTCTAACAGATCATCTTTCACTGCATAAATACTAACAACCCAATCCCTACAACATGTCTTATTACTTTGGTATTGCCTTGTGAGCTCATTAAAACTCACTCCAAACGCATCTTTAAATTTACTTAACAATGTTGCTTTTGCATTGCTGCACTTTAACAGCGCTTTATAATGCAAGTCTCCCTCTCCCTCACCACCCTGCGCTGCCGGCGCTGGAATAATCGCCGGTACCTCCACCTCTTCAGAAAGATCTTCAACTTCATTTAGTGAAAGCTCTAGTCCACTATCTTGCTCCACAAACAGCCGTTTTTTAGATTTATGATGGGGCGACAGGGAGATTGACTCCAGCTGCGGACTGAGCTGCAGGATCTCTTTCTCTTTAGGACTGAGGTACTTTCGTTTTAGCAATTGTGTTTGTTGCTCGCTTTCCTCAGCTTCTTGCTGGCATAGCAATTCGCGGGAATTCCCCTGTTCAATGTCCCCATCATCAATTAAATCAGAAATATCTGAGTCTGCCCCTTCATCAAATAATTTTTCTAAATCATTTTCTAGATCACTAGTATCTGAACACTCAGCTTCTACTAAAAACCAATCACTACAGCCTTCTTTAGCATCAATACCTTTATGGTCCTTGTCCGCCATTGCGAATGACCTCTCGGCACTGAGGACAAATAAGTTGCACTTCTTGAATTAAAAGTTCTTGTTGTGTGCGGATTCCAAAGAAGGTAGCAATAACAAATAGTCGAAGGCGAGCGCCACAACCACCACAAGGAGCAACTATCTTGTATGGGATGCGCTCTACTTGCTCCTCCTCTGAATCTTCACTAGGAACATCTGGAAGCTCTGGTAACTCTTCGTAGCAATGCAGGTCAATGGGCTGGACAAGCTCTTGCAGTTCCAGAACAATATCTGGAATAGTAACTTCTTTCCCAATCATTCTATCGACCCACAATGTCTGCACAATCCCTTCCAATTACCTCTCACCTTGTAAAACTGCTGATGCCTAGCACAATTGTCTAACTTTTCTAAAAGATCCAGATGCTTTAAACAATAAATGCATCTGATAGTAATAAAGCCTACAGACTGTTGAGTCACTTGCTCTATTTCTCTGCCTTTGACTGTGCCTTCCAAATAATTTTTGTATTCAAATGCAGCAGATGCATATGCACAACTAGAACAGAGAGCATATACTAAATCTTCAATCCAAATGAGTTGCAATTGTTTGTAATCAAATTGCAAAAGTTCCATATATGCTAAAAATCGCTCACAGAACTTGCATGGTACCAATAAATCTTCTATTGGTATTCCTAAATGCTGACTTAGAACTTGTACTGTTCTAGGCCTCTCCATCAGTATATGTGTCTCTAATATTCTTCAAGTAATTTTATAGGTTTACATCTAACGCAAGCGGTCACATGTATTTAATTAAGGAATGGTTGTTGTAAACCACAATCAGATAAATGAGTAATGTAGCAACCGGCAGCGGTTCAAACAGATAAAAACTTACCGTTATCGGTGTAAAATAAGGCCAAATTGATGTTCTGCCAAGATATCTTCAATACAATCTTGGCGGGCGCCTGCGGTGTTCCTAGACAGACTGCCAAGTCTTTGTTAGGTGAAGTACCGGCTGCGATTTATAAGCAGATTAGACCGGGCGCGGTTGCTGGTGTTGACTTGTTCGGTTTAGTCACGAAGATGGTTTAAAAAATGCTTCACATACCATTTTGGTTAGAATATTTATTTATTAAATACAAACCGATTTCGGTCGTTATGTCCGTCTTCGTTTTGCAGTACCCCGAGAAACAGATCTGCTACGCTTTAATGTTTTGACCCTGGTGTTTTGTAAGCCTGCCTGGAACAAAAACTTTCTTCCTAAAGGATATTGATCTAAATCTAATGATAATTTTTCAGTCATATCTACTCTCCAAAAG